ATTAATGGCAAGATCTATATTGGACAAACAATAAGATCTTTACAAAAGAGATGGACAGATCACAAGTGCTCTGGTAGATCAGCTTCTCAACCATTATACAAAGCTATTAGAAAATATGGTATTGAAAGCTTTAAGATAGAAGAAATTGATGGAGCTAATTCTTTAAGTGAGCTTAATTATAAAGAATGGTTATTGATATTTAAATTTAATAGTTTAGTTCCTGATGGATATAACTTACAACTTGGTGGAAAAAATGCTCAAAAACATATTTCTACTAAAAAAGCACTTTCTAAAAAAATGAAAGATCGTTGGGAAAGTCCTATTTTTTCTAATTTTATGTCTGAAAATATGACCGAACGTTGGAAGAATATAGATTATAGAGATCACATAGTTAGGTCTATGACTAATTATGAAAAAACAGATGAACATAAAGAAAACATTAGAGTTGGTAAGTTAAAGCAATTAGAAAGAGAATTTTTTGTATACGATATTAACTCAAAAAAGTTAATTGGAGTCTGGAAGAACATATTACAGTGTTCATTGGATTTAAAAATACATAAAACTAATATTTGGTCAATGCTAAATGGGCAAAGAAATAAGGTAAAGAATTATATTTTTTGTTACGATCAAAGTCTCTTGAGCACTTGTTTTGAAAACGCAGTAAAAAAAACAAATCCAGTAACAGTTCATTGTGCAAATACTGGTGAATTTGTAGGAAGTTGGAATGCACAAAAAGATTGTGCTATTGCCTTAGGAATCAAAGACTATAATATAAGCAAGGCACTTAAAAGTAAAAGAAAAACACACAAAAACTATATATTTGAATATGTAGACAAATAAGGAGATATGTATGGCAGACGCAGTAAAAAAAGCAAAAGTAATGACAGGGGCGAGAGCTATTGTTTGGGTGGAAAAAACAGCAGTAGGATTCTTCGATTCTTGCGATTATTCAACTTCAATAGGAACGGAACCTATTTTTATTTTAGGTAGATTTGGAGCAGCTGAAATTGTACCAACTAGTTATGAAATAATAACATTAAATTGTTCAGGATTCAGAATTATCGGCAATGGAGGTCATGTTCTTCCTAAAATGCCAAGACTTGAGGATTTATTGAATTTAGAATCAATCACTATAACTGTTACTGATCGTCAAGACATAACAGGTGCTGCTATATTAACAGTTCATGGTTGTGTTGCTACTTCATATGGAACAGGTTATTCAGCAAAATCAACTAGCAAAATACGCATTACATATCAAGGAGTTAAAGCTCATGATGAAAGTGGTGAACAAACAGAAGCAGGAGCCAGTTCTCTTCCTTAATTAAATCAATTATTTAGCCCACTAATAGTGGGCTTTTCTGTTTTTTAGGATTATGTGATATGAAAAAAGAAGATATAATATACGATTTGGTTACAGATATAAAAAACGACCAAAACTCAATAAAAGAAGATATTGTTGATATTAAATCTAATATCCACAATCATTCTGTGTCTTTAGATAGATATAATGAGCTGTTAAATGTTCATATTGAAGGCGTTAGAACCCTAAAACAATTGCATTTAGACAATGTTGGTCGTATTAATGTATTAGAGCAACCTTTAGTTATTGAGAAAGCTATTCAAGATCATCATAAAAAAATCATAGGCAAGGCGATTAGATACTCAGGTTTGATCTTAACCATTATTAGTATTATATACACAATCCTTCATTTTGACTAAAAACTACAAAATTAACTATTATTAAAAAGGAGCCAATGGCTCCTTTTTTTTTGTATATAAAACCATAATCTTTAACATGAGGATTGAATGGTCAATTCTGACAGGTATGGTATGGCGTGGCTTTTGAAAGAAAACTTAGGGCTTTAGGTCCTATTGCATTCACTGCTGATGGAGCAAGTAACGGTTTAGTTACTATTTCCTCTACAGTTAAATTCAAAGTCAAGTCAAGTGTAGTAATTACAGCTACATCACTGCCAGATCTAGTTTTAGAAGTTAAAAGAGTTTTATCTAGCACTACTCTCTTAGTAGGCCCTGCTGGAAACATATTAACTAGAACTAATATATCGTTATATACTGTAGCTCTTGGAGCTGCTATTTTTCAACCTGAACAAGATAGACCTGGAATTCCAACAGAACAGCATCAAAGAGCTGTTTTTGAAGAAGAGCCTACTTTAGCTACTAGAAATGTTTTAGTAGATCCATTAGGTGAGTTTTATGACTCTGAAAATCCATTGCCTACTATTAATACTTCTGTCGAAACGGAGCTTAGGTTTGATGAATTCTCCAGCACAGTAATGTACTTAGCTGATGGTATTTTTGGTGCATTAAATTCAGAAGCAAAATGGAAGATAAAAAAAATTGAAATTACAGGAGCTTTGGTTTCTATAAAACTAGCTTCAGCTGAATTTGATCAGATATGGGATGATAGATTGGGGTTAACATATGTCTGACTTTAAACTAGTAAAACTACTAGGAAATCCAATTCAAATAAATGCCTGTATAAATCCTAGAGGTGCTTATAACAATACAACAGTATACAGTATTGGGGATTTAGTTACTTATGGTGGTTTAAGCTATATAGCTAATCAAGCTGGTGTTGGTAATTTACCTACTGATACTAATTTTTGGCAAATAGTTGTAGATATTAGCTTGGCTGGATCAGCTTGGTCTTTAGCTGGAAATACAGGAACCGATCCGTTAGTTGATTTTTTAGGAACTATTGATAGCAATCCTATAAAAATAAGAACTAATGATAATGAGATAGCTCAGTTTGATGTAAATGGAAGATTTGGAATAGGCCCTGACGCTCCTTTGTCTTCTTTTCATTTAAAGCCATATGTTGGATATACTGATTCAGGAACTAGGTCTGATTCTTTTGCTATGACAACATCTGACACTAACTTAAACACTATATACTCTCTTGTTTTAACAAATGGATCTGTTGCTAAGGTTACTTTAGAAGTAACAGGAAGGCAAAGTGATGGAACTGAAAGATGTTCTTTTACTAAATCAGCTTTGTTTTATAAAGAAGGTGGTAATATAATGATACAAGGAGTTACTTGGCAATCGGATTTTACAGCTAAAAGCAATAGTCTGTTTGATGTCAAATATACACTCGGAGTAAGCACTGTGCTTTTTAAAGTAAAAGCGGTTAATGCCACAGATACTTATTGGACAGGTAATACAAAAATAGAGATTTTAAAAAATAATTTATAAAAAAAACTAACAAGACGTTAGTTTAAAAGAAGGAGTTAATTATGTCAAATATAATAGATTTAGTCACGGTAGGGGAAAAAGGCGTTTTAATTGTAGACGCAGATCCTAGTTCTGGAGGAGGCACTCCAGCTACTTTAGGTACATTAGCTATTTATGATAGTGGTTCTACAGCTACTATGTATATCAAGAACGGAACTCTTGATACTGCATGGGATTTATTCGGAACAGCTGGCGGAGCTGGTACAGTTTCTACAGGTGTTGCAGGAAGAGTTGCTTTGTATCCAACATCCAGTAATAACGTGGATGATGTTTATGTTCAAAACAGTCAAAACATAGACATATTGATTGCAGCTCAGGGTTCTCGATCAGCTGCTATTGAATACACTATTCCTAACCCAGGTGATGCTATAACAGCAGCTTCTTTTGTTCTTACAGAGGGCGCTCAAAATATCAATGGAGATAAGACTTTTGTAGATAACGTTGTTGTCTCAGGAAATTTATCTGTAAATGGTACATTAACAAGTGTTGCTACCACTAATACAACAATTAAAGATAAACTAATCACCTTAAATAAAGGTGGTGGTATTGGTTCTGCTAGTGGATCTGGTATTGAATTTGAAGAAGCTGTTCAAGCTACTTCTACTTCTGCTGGAGCTAATGCTGGTAGTATTTTTACTGCAACTGCTGTTGGCCCACTAGGTAATGGTATTGTTGTTACTGTAACAGATTCAGGATCAGGAGCGGTTTTAGTCACTCAAGGATCTGGGACTGTTTCTATTAATCTTCAAGGAAACGCTTCAGCGTCTCAAGCTACATTATTATCTGCTGGAATGACATCTGTAACTTTAAATGGTGTAGATATCATTGATCCAGAAGTTTTTCCTGCTACTTCAGGTGGTATTGGTTCTATTACTGGTTATATGAAAACAGATTCTAGTAGAGATTCTTTCAATTTCAAAGCTCCTACTACTTTTGAATTAGAAATGGATTTAGCTCTTTTAGCAGCTGATAGAAAAGTTCAATTTCAAGATTTAGCTGGCACTGTTGCTTTACAAGTTGGAACTGCAGCTTTAACAGCTGGTTCAATGTTGTTTGCTGGCACAACTGGTCTTGTTAGTCAAAATAATGCTAATATATTCTGGGATATTACTAATGCTAGATTAGGATTAGGAACTGTATCTCCTTCAGTTCAATTACATACAACTGGTGGAATTAGATTTGCTAGTTTATCGTCAGCTGGTATTGTACATAATGATGCAAACGGTGTTTTAAGCACAAGTGCTATTAGCTTAACTGCTGATGTTACAGGTGTTTTACCTTTAGCAAACGGTGGATCTAATGCAAACTTATCAGCTGTTGCTGGTGCGGTTGTATACTCTTCAGCTTCTGCAATGGTTATGTCAGCTGCTGGAACTACAGGACAAGCTCTAATTTCTGGTGGAACTGGTGCTCCGACTTGGTTTGCAAGTTCTGGAGTTGTACATGCAACATCTGGTGTGCTTTCTACAAGTGCTGTAGTTTTAACATCTGAAGTAAGTGGTGTATTACCAGTTGCCAATGGTGGTACAAACTCTAGTACAGCTTTAACTGGTAAACAAATAATGGTTTCTAATTCTGGTGCAACGGCAATCGTTGAGGCTGGAGCAATGACTGATGGTCAGTTATTGATTGGAAGTACTGGCGCTCAACCTGTTATTGCAGCTATTGTTCAATCTAGTGCAAATCAAGTTGTAGTTGTAAATGGTGCTGGCTCTATAACATTAAGCTTACCACAAAATATCCATTCTGGAGCTACTCCAACTTTTGCTGGAGAATTATTAAGTGGAGCTGGTGCGTACTTAGAGATCAATGATACTACTGCATCTGCTGATATGAAAATCACAATGGCAACTGTTGATACAACAACTGGCACTACAGCAACTCTTGCTACAGTAGCTACAACTACTGATACTGTTATGTTATTAGAAGTTAAAATCACTGGACTTAGAACTGGTGGATCAGCTGGAACAGTTGGAGATTCTGCATCTTATATCAGAACTGCAAGAGTTAAAAACATTGCAGGAACTGTTACTATAATGAGTCTACAATCTGATTTTACTTCAGAAGATCAAACTGCTTTTAACGGTACTCTTACTGTTTCAAGTACAAATATTCTCGTTAGAGTTACTGGTGCTACCAATAATAATATAACTTGGAAAGCAGTTATTACTAAAATTTTATAATTAATTAAGGAGGGAAACCTCCTGTTTTTAGGAAATCAAATGGCTGAAATTAAAGGTCAACAAACATTAAATGAAGTATTAATACTAGAAGTAGCTGGAGATCCATCAATTACAGGTGGAACTCTTGCTCCTACTGGTTCAATCGCTTTAGATGATACAGGTAAACTTTGGGTTAAAACTTCAGCTCCTGATACTGGCTGGGAAATGGCTGCAACTGGAACTGGAACTATTTATACAGAAGATGTATTGATAAGCACAAAAATAGGCGTTTCGCAAGATCTTAACAATTTAAGAGAATGGTTAAACCACATGTGGTCTGTTGGTATCACTGCTGGTGCAAATCACGTAGACAATGGAAACGGAACGATAAATATATCAGAAGGAACTGCGTTATTAAGAGAAATGTCTCCAGTTACTTTAACTAGAGTTGGATCTTTAGTAACAGTGTATTCTCCAGCACATGATCTTGAAGAAGGTGAATTTGTTTATATAGAAGGTGCGCTTCAATCTGAATACAACGGTACTTTTTCTTTATTATATATAGATATTGACCATTATACTTATCAAATCATAGGAACCCCTGTAACACCAGCTACAGGTTTAATTTACAGTACTGGAGAGCACTCTCTATTAGTTCCAAGTATTGTCCCTGCCATAACAAACTTAGCTTTAGTTGATAATTCTACTAACTATGTTTATGCAAGTAGGGATGGAACTCCTCTTTACACATCCACAATAATTCCTATAGTATTAGGTGTGTCTAATAAAGCTTTAGTTTACACTATAGCTAGAGAAGGAAATACTTTATATGCAGTAGATGGACGTTTAATGAATGTCGATGCTATTAGAAAAACAAGAGGAAGAACTCTTGAAACAGAAGGCTTTAAGCCTGTAATGGGTGGATCTTCAATCGGAGCAATTGGAACAAGAAATTTAACTGTTACCGCTGGTGCTTTTTATTACGGATTGCAGAAAATCTCTCATAATTCTTTCGATACATCTACAAGTGATACGTTTAAATATTGTTATAGAAATGGATCTGGAGGATGGACTTATACATCTGGAAACACACAATTATCAAATACGTCATATGACAATGGTACAGGTACTTTAGCTACATTAACTGGTAATAATTACAACGTTCATTGGGTGTACATGATGAACAACAGTCCATCTAGCTTATTAGTACAATATGGGCAATCTGATTATCCAAATATTTCATCAGCGCAAGCTGCCACTGTACCAACTACTCCAAATATAGTTTTAGGAGTTGGTGCGTTGCTTGGCAGGGTGATTATAAAGAAAAATGATCCTTCATTTGCAGATATATCTTCAAGTTTCTCTGTACAATTCATGCCAACTGTTGAGACAGATCATGAGTCATTAGCTGGATTGCAAGGCGGTACTCTTAATGATCATATGCACTTAACAAATGTAGAGTATAATAGTTTTATAAATCTTAATTATCAAATAGACGGTGGACAAGCTGATTCAAATTTCGGTGGAACTACTTTGATTGACGCAGGAGGGGCTTAATGTCTCAACAAATACTTTTTAGAAGAGATACTTCAGCTAACTGGTTTAGTGCTAATCCAATACTTGCGCAAGGGGAGATGGGATTAGATCTAACTTTAAATAAATTTAAAATGGGCGATGGAAGCACTGCTTGGAATTCACTTAGCTTTACTACTTCTATAGACAGCACTTCTTTAAAAATTATCAGTAACCTCAATGACTTAGATGATCCTGCAGCTGCTAGAAGTAATTTAGGCTTAGGAAGTGCTGCAGAAGTAGCAACAACTGCTTTTGATGCTGCTGGTACAGCTGCGACAGAAGTTTCTAATCATGTTGGAAATAGTGATCCACATACTCAATATCTTAAAGAATCTGATAATCTTTTAATAAATCCGAAAACAATTAAAGTAAAAACATCTAATGCTGGTACTGGTGAATTCACAAGTATAGCTGCAGCAATAACGTATATCGCCACACAGTCACCTTCTATTACCAATCGTTTTACAATTGAAGTTGGATCAGGTACTTTTACTGAACCATTGTTAGATTTATCTTTAGTGCCATATACTTCTATAAAAGGAATGAGCATAAATACTACTATTATTGAGCCAGATAGCAGTTTACATCATATTATGATATTAGGTGTGTATAATGAAGTTTCTTTTCTTATGTTACAAAATGCTGGTGCTGGTTACGCTGGTATTGCTATGGAAGACACTGGAAGTTATGGTCTTGCTCATAAAGTACTAATTCAAGATTGTGATATTGGTATACTTGTTACAGCAACAACGGTAGATACTGATTTTTATGGCGAATACGTAGACATAGAAGGGACGTTTTCATATGGTGTTAGAATTGTTGCTGAAACTTCTGCACTAGCCTATTGTGCAGTTATAGATTACTATGCCAATCCTATTGCAAATTCAACAGGTGTTCATGTTCAAGGACCATATTCTACTTTTATTGCTACTGTTTTAGAACACTATGGGCCAGCAACAGGGACAGGTATTCATACAGAAGACGGTGCTTTTGTAGAGATATCAGCTGCCACAATAGAAGGAATGTCAGAGGCAATACACAGTCCAAATATTGGAGCAGGAAGTATAATTAGGGTTCTTGGTTCTAGACTAGAAGACAATACCACTGACTTGTTAATTGAACATGCTTCAACAACTGGTTCTTTTCAAGGAGTATCATCTCATGCAAAAGTCTCAAATATATCGCCAACATTTCATTGGCTATTTTTAGATGTAGATGATGGTGAGACAGAGATTAGAGGTGATTTATCAACTACTTATGATGATGGAACACATACAGATTTATCTACATTAATTAGAGCATCATCAACATCTGGTGTGATATCGGGTGGTGTTATATCTGTCAATTCTGGATTAGATGTAGATATAGCCAGTGGCGTTGGTTATTTAGACTTAGCTGGAGTATTACATAAAATTGTTTTCAGCGCAGATACTTTTACTTTAACTGCATCGGCAGAAAACTTCTTATATTACACAAGCGCATCGGTATTAACAACCAGCACTGCAATGCCTGATTTAATACAAAATGTATACTTAGGAAGAGTTGTAACTACAGCAAGTGGAGTTGAATTTATTGCAAATGCTCCAATGATAGGAAGTCATTTCAATAATAAAGCTGAAATATTTTTTAGAGAAGCATTTGGACCTATATTCTATAGTGGTTGTGCGGTAAGCGCACATGCAACACCTAGACATTTGACGATAACTGGTGGTGAATATTACTTAAGTGTAAAAGAATTTAAGCCATCTGGTGCAACTGACATTACGTTTACTGAGTATAAACATAATGGATCTTCTGCATGGGTGCAAACTTCACTTCAAGTTGTTAACAATACACACTATAACAATGGTAACACTTATACAACAATACCAACAGGAGACTATACAAAACATGCATTGTATTTAATTGGTGACGGTGCAGAAGAAAAATATTTCTTAATTTTAGGACAAGAGACTTTTGCAAGTCTTTTATTAGCTGAAGGTGGAAATTTACCTATAGAGCCAGGTTATTTTAATAATGCAGTAGTGTTAATTGCTAGTATTATTATGCAAGAAGGTGTTTCTACTATTGTGGAAATTTTAGACAGTAGACCAACTTTAGGGTTTAAAGCAACTGGTACGAGTGCTTCTTCAGATCACCAAGCCTTATCTAATAGATCAGATGCTAGTGCACACACACAATACTTACTAAAATCTCAAACTGATTCAATGGGAATAAATCTAGATATGGGTGGTTTTAGTATTACTAATATAAATTTAGTTGACGGTGTAGATGTAAATGCTCATGCAGCAGCACATTTGCCAAACGGTGGAGATGCATTGGCATCTGGTACTCCATCTACCATTAATACTGCAAATACTACTGGAACTGCAAATGCTTTTGCTAGACAAGATCACATTCACAGTCATGGAAATCAGACAGCGGAAACACATCATGCTGTAGCCACAACTTCACTAAATGGCTTTATGTCTTCAACTGACAAGACAAAACTTGACATAGTGAGTTCAACAGAATTAGACTATGTTGCAGGAGTTACATCTGATATACAGACACAATTAGGAGATAAAGTTCCAAAAACTACTACAGTAAATGGACATGCCTTAAGTGGAGATATTTCTGTAACTGCTGGAACCACTGCACAAGTTCAATACAATAATGCTGGAGACTTTGCAGGTGCAGCTAATGTTCATATACACAACGAAGATTTATCTTTAGTAGTAAATTCTTCTCCAACTGTACCTCCTTCTTTAGAAGTAAAACTATTTGGCAAAAACGTTTCTGGAAGAATAATGCCAGCTTTTATTGGGCCACTTGGACTAGATTCTACACTTCAAGTGAATATGGCAAGAAATAAGGTTTTATTGTGGAGTGCAGCTGGAAATTCTACTACAGTAACAGCAATTGGAGCTGGTACTTTAAGCGTAACTGGTACAGCAACAGTTGCCACTGCGGCAACTACAAATCTTTACACTTATCAGAAAAAAGTAGAATATTTAGTAACAACAGCCGCAATCACAGCTATAGCTGGATGGAGATCAACACAAGCACAATGGACTATTGGTGGATCTAGTGCTGAATTAGGTGGATTTCATTATATTGCAAGATTTGGATGTGCCACTGGAGTAGCAACAACAACTAACAGGTGTTTTGTTGGAATGACTAGTGCTACAACTGCTCCCACTGATGTTCAGCCTTCATCTTTAACAAATATGTGTGGTGTGGGGTGGGATGCTGCTGATACCAATATACAGTTTATGTATGGTGGATCTGGTGCTGCAACTAAAGTTAATTTAGGCGCAAGCTTTCCTGTACCTACTGTTGATAGAACAAAAACTTATGAAATTGCAATATTCTCTCCTCCAGGGGTAACACAGTCAATTTCTTATGAAATAACAGAGCTTGGCACATCTAATGTAGCTACAGGTACTATTACAACAAATTTACCAACTAACACTACTCTTTTGACTACTAGAGGCTGGATGAGTGTAGGCGGTACTTCAAGTGTGATAGGCATATCACTTATTTCTGTTTATATAGAATCAGATTATTAATAGGGGTTATTATGTATACAATTTATTATTCTACAGGACAAATTACGAGAGACTCAGACGGTAAGGTTATTAGGCCAACTTCTGATTTTACTAGTCAAGATTATATTAACTATGCAGAATGGGCTATAACTAATACTCCAACAGTTGCAATAGAAAGTGTGTTGTCAGTATCAGATGTAACTCCTAGACAGATTAGACTAGCTCTGTTATCTGTTGGAATGACGGAAATAATGATAGACAGTGTTATTAACACATTGCCAAGTCCTACTAAAGAAGCAGCGATGATAACTTGGAAATATTCAACGTCTTTTCAAAGAAACAATGCTTTAGTACCTGTTATAGGAGCTATGTTGAGCTATAACTCAGATCAACTTGATCAATTATGGATAACAGCTTTAGGATTATAATGAAAGTAATAACAAGTTCTCCAATTAAGTGGAAAATAGGGGCTGAACTTATAAAGTTATATCAAGGAACTAAGTTCTCGCATATTGCTATAGTAAAAGATGATCTTGTGTTTCAAGCTAGTCATGGTTACGTAAACTGTACTTATATAGACAATTTCTTAGCTGAAAATAAGATAATAACTAGTTTTGAAGTTGATGATTCGATGGTTGATATGGATTTTGTTAAAAGACAATTAGGTAAGCCATATGGAAAGATGCAATTAGTAGAGATAGGATTTAAGTTTATAACTGGAATTAAGATATTAAAAAACAATAATAACGATCAATTTATATGCTCTGAATATGTCGGAAAAGCTTTAAAGCTTGATTGGGTAAATGACTTAACCACTCCGTTAGAAGTGGCTAAGTATTTAGAATCTATTAAAAATCAAAACCAATATTAACTAAAACTGATTCATTA